TTTATTGAACCGCTCTAGATACCATCGAATGATTAAGTATATAATCAAAGATTTGCCAGATGCTGTAGGCGATATTAGCAATGCACGCTTCTTTGTCAAGGCATGGCTAACAGCATCTAACTGATAATCACGTGGTATGATTTCTTTACCGTTAGAAGATAAAGTCAGATCATTAATCCATGACAAATCAACTACCGAGTTGGTAGAAGGTATTCCGTAATAGGCATCGTGCTCTACCTCAATATGGTAGTCACGGCCAGGAGTAGCTGCGAACTCTTGCACATAAGCAAAGAGACCACCCGGAAGTTCACCTGTTCTCACATCGAAAAGACGGATCTTTCCATCCCACATTTTATTCTTATATGCAGGCATGAACTTATAGCCAGGTACAAAGAAAGTGAAGAAATCACTTATCTCGTTCATAATACCAGGGTCTGCGGTTACTGTAAGGAACGCGTGATTCTTTTTCTTCACGCTTATTATTTCAGACATTATGCACCAGATTCAAATTTACGCCAATCTATTGCGTTTTTGATACTGGAATGTCTCCATCGAATGTTGTTGATAATTTCTTCAAGCGTTTCTTTAATAGTCTTAATATACTCTAGCCGAGCTTCCATCTCTTGGATGTGAGGATCGGAATCGTAATAATACGACATTTCGCCCTTCAAAACCTTCAGACCATTCAATGCGTCGTATTCCCAACCAAGATCGTCTATCTGATCTTTAGTGAGCTTACCGTTATACCAAAGCCATTTCTGTTTTAAAAGGACTTTGAATTCCATGTCTTTACGCTTAAATTGAAGTTTTGCTGTTGTTAGTAGTTCTAAGTACTTGGAATGTAATTTAGCAGAATCAATAGAGGCCTGATCTAAACGAAGCTCATCAATCTTTGAGTCTTCTTTCCACATTTCCAAGATTTTTTCAATATTCATCATATTATTCACCGTTATTACATATTCTATTACAAGTATTTATACTAGGTCACAATAGGCTTAAACTTAAAGTAAGAGTACTGAAAAGTTACAGCCGCAGTAAGATATTGTATATCAGTAGTAGTTGCATCAAATGGTAGCGAACTAAGGTTAATAGGGAATGCGTCAATAAACTGAATTTCTTGACTTACATTGTTGTGGCTGTTTAATACCTGTAGTGTTACGTCACGTGCCTTACGTACTCCATAGTCATCTTCTGTAACTAAACCAAGGATCCAATCATGAATCTCTTTATAGTTTTGCATTTTCTCATCTACGAGAAAGGTCAGATCAAATGGATTGTACTCGATCTTATCTGGCGCTAAACCGATGTTACGTTTAGGTGTATTCAATACCGCAGGAGAAATACTCATATCAGGTAATGCAATTGTTTGAACCATATATTGAGCATTAGGATATTTCTGTGAATCAATCACAAGTCTAAAGCCAGATGGATTAATAAAAGACAAGTTCTCTACGAGCGTAGATGTCGCTTGTTCTGTAAAATTGATATTAGCTGTATACGGCATAGTGCACTCCTTATACCATTATTTATAACGAAAAAAGGGCAGCCTTTCAGCTGCCCCCTTAATAAGGTTATGGTGGAAGGGTTTAGCCTTCGCCCAAGATCTTTGTTACTTTAAAGATACGGTAATACTGGTTAGAGCGATCTGCACCAGTGTTATCGCCAGCAGAAGCACCAACGAATGGGTTAGCAACCATGCCGTAGCGAGTCTTAAAGCCGATTTTTGGCTGGAAAGAATTCTCACCAACTGCACGAACCATAGTTAATGGTACGTATGGGCAGTAGAAGATACCTGCGTCGTATGCGTTTGTGCCTTTATAGCCCATGTTAACATAGTTAACAGCAGCATATGGATCGATATAGACTTTCATTCCACCGGCTAATGTACCTGCGAATGTGTTACCTGCGTCATCGACGTTAAGGTTAGCATTAGCAGCAATAGCTGGAGTATAATCAAGCATGCCAGAAGAAGAAAGAGCAGCAGCAACATCTGAAGAACAGATTAGGAAGTTACCTTTTCCACGACGTGTTTCTTTAGCGATCACATTGGCTTCACGCTGGATTTGTACCAACAAGCCTTTGTACTTCTCTACAGACCAACGACCGTCAGCATCTGTATCAAGATCGAATGTACCAGCAGTTGTCAAATCTGATTGCTGAGCGCCAAGCTTAGCTTTCATGTTGATTGTGCGGATAACTTCACGGTTGATTTCAGCAAGAATTTCTGCAGACAAGATGTTTGCAAGTTCTGCTTCAGCGTCTAGGCCGTGCACAGCTTTAAGGTCTTGTGCAAGTTCCATTGTGTACTCAGCTTTCAAAGCACGAGACTTTGCAGTCACAGTAGCTTTTTCGATTGAGAACGCCATTTCTGGGAACGCGTTAGAACCAGAATCGCCAAGAGCTTCAGCAGTTGCTGTCGCCATACCAGTACCTGGTGCATACTCTGCAATTGTGTCAGAGTCGTTACCGACTGAGCCACCAGAAGCTGCGTCATCACCTGAGAAAGGATCGTTGTTACCAGCATCAGCTGAACCAAGGTCACCAGATGCAGCACCACCGAAAGCAGTGTCAGCTTCAGCAAATAATGCTTCAGTTCCACTTTGTGATGTGTAGCGTGACTTCATTGCGAAGATTAAGCCAGTTGGACCAGTCATTGGCTGAACACCAGCAATGTCATAGGCCATTAGGTTTGGCATAGAGCGACGTACTAATGAGATCAGAATTGGATCCCAGTTATCGATTCCAGAACCAGTTGAGTTAACCGGTGCAGCTTCTGTCAACGAGAAAGACTGATGTCCACGCTCTTCAGCAAGGGCTTTTTCAGTGTTTTCAAGCATGACAGCAGTTACAGCCCGTCGATGATTGTCTTTAAATGCAGGAGCATCAGTAGATTCCATTACTGGCGCCCACTTCTCCATTAGATTTTTATCAGCGTTAAACATTTTTTGTTTACTCCGTTTAGATTAGGTATTAATTTTAAGGGCAGCCAAGTAACTTGCCATACGTGGATTCACATCGACTTCATCTGAAGAGTGATCATGTATTTCTGTTTCTTCGCTTACTGTTTTTACTTCTTTGAAATATGTTTCTTTGATAGTATCAACTTTTACAGTAAATGCATCAGCGGATTCATAAGTAACATCTTCAACAAGTGTTTTCAGCTTTTCAGCTTGTGCTTCGCTCAAACCAGTTGCAGATTCACGGATGATTGCTGCGCGGGTAAGCTCATTAACTTCCCCTGCCAACTCAATGTTTCTCTGCTCGGAAACGTTAACAGCTTCTTCTAGGTTGTCGACCTTTGAAGCAAGATCATCGACTAGGTCGACTTTGCCCTCAGGTACTTCAACGTAATGCTCGGTGAATACACCATGCAAAGCTGTCATAAAGCTTTCAGCAACTTCGGTACGTAGACCGTTTTCTACTGCAAGTTTATTTTCTTCCATCCAGTTTTCGACGACGTAGTTGAGGTAGCCATCAACTTTTTCGACCAATTCAGACTGAATACGTGTTGTTTCTTCAGCTAGTTCTTCTGAATACTGAGTTTCAAGCGATTCAATGCTTTCAGCCAGTTTTGATTTTAAAGCAGCTTCAAAAATGATTTCCGCCTTATCCTTAAAACCTTCAGATAATGTTGCTTCGGATTCAACCAATGCTTTCAGATCTTCATCAAAGGATCCTTCGGCTACAGTGTCTGCAGCTTCTGAATCTACACCTTCAGCATGCATTTTCATATATGATGCTTTTAGTTCTTCTTTGTTCATCTTAGACATTTTGTTGTACATGGCATTAACCATACCTGCTTTTGTTTTTGGTGCAGTAGCTTGAGCAGGTGCAGATTTCTTAATCTCCGCGCCAGCATCGTTAGCTACTTTTTCACCATCAACTTCAGGTGCAGCTTTTGCCTCGTCCAGGTGATCCCCATCAGAAACTTCAACGTTCTCAAGGGTCTCATCTTGGAGCTGTTCAACAACGTCTTCGATTTCGACATTCTGTTCGATATCAGACATTTAATACTCCTATTGAGTTAAAGTTTTGAGAGGAAATCTTTAAAAACTTTTATCTGGACATTAGACATGTCTGCAGACTTGGCTTCTTTGATCTCAGTCTCGTACTGTTCAATTTCCTGTGCTTTTAGGATACCATTATCCCAAACCCAATCTACTCCCTCCATGATGCCATTTACAAAGGCCTCAGGAGCAGAAGGATCCTGTACGATATCAACAGTAGACAAGATAAAATCATTACCCACTATGTTAACACCGCCACGTTGCACAAGACTACCCATACCACGACTTGAAACACCAAGCTGAACACCACCTTCCATCAAACCTTTTACGATCTGACCCATAGGAGTATTCAAAATTAGTGCTTTACCCATCACATTGTTACCGTCCCATTTTAGTTCGGTAATACGATGGGATACTTTATCCAAATTAACGGTTGGGCCTTCGGGATGATTTAACTCACCCACAGCCCTTCCTTTGGAAACTTGTTCAGCAGAGTACTTAGCCACTGCCTTTTCTAAAATAGCTTTTGGGTAGATCCTGCCATTGCGGTTCTTACCTTCAGCTTGCATAAAGATACCTTGAATAGTAGCTGACTTGTTACCCTTACTATCGGCTTCAGACAGATACTCTAATTCGTTATCTAAATGTTCTGTAATTAATTTCATTTGCTAGCCCCTCGGAACCGCTAGACTGGTTAACTTAATACCAGCATTGGCTGCGAAAATGCATTCAGTTTTTTTCTTTCTAAGGATAACATGC